ACTCTGTTCTTGACGATGATGGCACGTTGTGGCATATCACTAAGACCCAGATCATCAAGCCCGCTACCGTAGCGGTCCTATACGTCATGTTTTTGGAGGGCTAGGATGCCGGTAGCGAACATCACCGAAGCCCGCGATATCGTTATGGGAATCATTAACACCGCTTGGGCTGCGGCAGCGGAACCGGCCTTTTGGCCCACTCCCGGCCAGAACTGGCCCCCTCCGATCCTTTGGCCGGACGATGAGTCCGATGAGCCGGATGGTTCGAAGCCTTGGGCGAAGGTGGAACTACAGCATCAGCGGGGCGGGCAGTCGGCTATCGGGGACGTAGGCAAGCGCCGGTTCCGAGCATGGGCGGTTGTCACTGTCACGATCTACACGCCGAATGGGGATGGGTTGACAACAGCCGACTATCTCGCCACTATTGTGCAGGACGCCCTTGAAGGTCGCCATACGCCGGACAAGGTTTACTTCCGTGATGTCCGCGTGGTAGACGATGGTACGGACGGCCCAAGTTATAAGATTCGAGTTCTATCGAATCTCGACTACGACCGGGTGAAGTGAAGGAGGCCATAGATGGCTTGCGCAATTAAGAAGATCGACGCCAACAGCACTGGCCTTCGCTACGCAGAGGAAGACGAGTGCATCGGTGTGCTTCCCGATGTCGTGGACCAAATTTGGTATCCGGCAGAGCCGAACAGCTACAGCGACTTCGGCGGGCAGTTGAAGCTCCTGTCGCGTCGTCCGATCAATGCGTCGCGTCAGAACCAGAAGGGCGTCATCACCGATCTCGACGCGAGCGGCGGTTACAACACCGATCTCACCGGCACGAACTTGCAGCGCCTTGAGCGTTCGTTCTTCTTCGCCGACATGCGCGAGATGTACGACAGTCAGTCCATCGACAACGAGCGTAGCTTCGTTACGGTGGTCGAAGACAGCGACGACACCTTCCGCCTCTCTTACGGTGACGACCTTGGGTCGCCCAAGATTCTGGCCCAGAGCCTTCTCCTGTCCGCTGGCTTTGCGACTGCCGCGAACAACGGCCTCAACGTTGTGAACAGCATCACTCGCGCGAAGGCAACCGGCACTCTCACGCTGACGCCCGGCGCAATCGCCGATGACGTGGTGGAAATCGGCGGCGTCTACTACCAGTTCGCTGCGGACCCCACCACTGGCACGCCCAATGGAAGCATCGGTTTCCCGTTCCTCGTTGACGTGGGCGGAACCGACACGATCTCCCTCGCGAACCTTCGCAAGGCAATCAACGCGACCGGCACACCCGGCACGACCTACTCGGAAGAGATCACTTCGGCTCATCCGACTGTCACGGCTACGGCCAGCAATGCGACCACGCTCAGCGCGGAAGCTCTCAGCTACGGCTATGCCGGTAACTCGATCACGACCAGTGTCACGGCAACCGGTGGCTCGGACGGTCTTGCTTGGGGCGCAACCACGCTCACGGGCGGCACCGCAATGATCGACGTGGCGGCAAATCTCACGGACGAAACAGTCGCCGATCCCCGCGCTGTGGGCACTCTCACTCTGACGCCCGGTGCAATCGCCGACGACGTGGTGGAAATCGACGGCGTGTTCTATCAGTTCGCTGCGGACCCGACCACGGGAACGCCGGACGGATCGGAAGCCCTCCCGTATCTCGTGGACGTTGGCGTAAGCGACACGGTATCGCTTGCAAACCTGCGCAAGGCGATCAATGCGACCGGTGTTCCGGGCGTGACCTATGCCGCTGAGATCACGGAGGCGCACGCCTCGGTTGAGGCTACGGCGTCGAACGCAACGACCCTCAGTGCTCGCGCTCGTGACTACGGCGCGCTGGGCAACAACATCACGACTTCGGTAACGATTGTCGGAACGGATGACGGCCTCGCATGGGGCGCAACCACACTGACCGGGGGAGCAGACAGCTACGCCCGTGTTCAGGTCGTGGGCTACGAGTTCGCAGTTTCCACGCTCGACGTGAGCATGTCCTTCACCTATCCGCGTCTCGTGCGCGCGAGCGGTGCGGTGGACTTCACGACCCTCGGCCTCGTGGCGGGTCAGTTCATCTATGTCGGCGGCGATGACGCGACGGATATGTTCGTCAACGACGTGAACAACGGCTGGGCGCGTGTGCGTTCGGTTGCCGCTTCCTACATCGAACTCGACAAGACCGTGAGCACGATGGTGGCGGAAACCGGCACCAGCCTGACGATCCGCATCTTCTACAGCAAGGTCATCAAGAACGAGACGGCGGAAAGCGGACTCATCGTTCGCCACAGCTTCCAGTTCGAGCGTGATCTGGCGCAGCATGACACCACGATCCCCGGCCACCAGGGTGAGTACCTCGTGGGCGCGGTTGCGAACGAGCACACGCTGTCGGTAAAGCAGGCGGACAAGGTCAATGCTGACCTGACGTTCATCGCAACCGACAACGAGCAGCGCACGCAAGAGCAGGCGCTCAAGTCGCAGCAGCCGGGAGCACAGGCAATCGCCCTCGCTTCGGAGGATGCGTTCAACACTTCGACGCACGTGCAGCGTCTTCGCATGACGGTTCTGGAGAGCGGCAACGCGAACCCGACTCCGCTGTGGGGCTTCTGCAAGGAGTTCACCATCACCCTGAAGAACAACAACAAGCCCTCCAAGGCTGTTGGCCGGATCGGCGCGTTCGAGGTGACGGCGGGCCAGTTCGACATCGGCGGCAAGATCACGGCCTACTTCTCGGACGTGGCTGCTGTGTCGGCGGTGCGCGCCAACGGTGACGTGAGCTTCGACGTGGTGTTCGCTCGCGACAACTACGGCATGGCCTACGATCTGCCCCTCATCGCGCTCGGCGACGGACGCCTGAACGTGGAGCAGGACTCGGAAGTCGAACTGCCGCTCGACATGCAGGCGGCGGAAGATCGTACCTTCCATCACACGCTGTTGAAGACCTACTGGGGTTACCTGCCCGACGTGGCGATGATTCCCCCAGAGTAAGTTTCGGGCTGTAACGGAGGAGAACTGAATGACTGGCGTGCATGAGAGCGTCCTCGCGGCGTTCACGACTGACAAGGCGACGGAAACCAAGGGTAAGTGGATTCCGGTAGGTCCAGCGAAGTTTCTGGTCGCGCGGGCTGGTGGTTCGAACACGAAGTTCCAGAAGGCGATTGAGACGGCCATGCGTCCGTATCAGCGCCTCATCCAGATGGAACAGCTTTCCGAGACGGAAGCCACCAAGCTGACCGTGAAGCCCTTCGTGGAGACGGTGTTGCTCGGCTGGGAGAATGTGCGCCCGGCCACGCAGGACGAGGACCAGGAATGGGTTGCCGGTGAGCCGATCCCGTATTCGCAGGAGAAGGCCATTGAGATTCTGACGCAGTTCCCGGACCTGTTCCGGCATCTGCTTACGGAGTCCACCAAGCTCGGCAACTTCGCGCCGGACTTCATCAAGGCTTCAGCGGGAAACTGACTGCGGTCCTTCTCTATGAACTAGAGCATGGACCGAACGAAGCGTTTCTCGTAGATCAGGCCCGTAAGCAGCGGGCTCCGATCCCCAAGACGATCATGGAAGCCCCGAGCTTGTATCCGGGGCTCCAATTCTACTATACCGCCTATCTCACTCTGACATCCTGCCGGACTTCGGCGGGTATGTCGGAGGGGCGGATTCCGTGGACTGCTGTTGCTCAGTACGCCGACCGCTACGGGCTGGACGATGAGGAGATGGACCTCCTCTGGACCCTAGTCTGCGAGATGGATTCGGTGTACCTTAAGTACCAGCAGAAGAAGGGCAAGATCAAGTCTGCGGCTGACAAGGACGCCAAGAAGCCGCAGATCATCCACCCGCCACGGAAGACAAGGTAATGGGAACCACCCCTCAGCCCTTTGCGAACCTTCCCCTCATTCTGGCCAAGCGCCAGAAGGAGATGGTCCGGCTGGTCACTGGGATCGTCCAGAAGGCCGCTACAGCCGGGGGAGCGTTCCTGGTAGACAGCACGCCCGTCAAGCGCGGAGTGGCACGCTCGAACTGGGTAGCGTCTGTAGGACAGCGTTTCAGCGCGGTCATCCCGGCCTATGCCCCGTATCCGGAGCTTGACCATGCTCCGGCCCCGATCTCACGATTCACGGAGACGGCCAATGCCAACCCGGCCAAGGCCCAGCATGTTGCGGCGGTCGAGTCTTTCAATCCGCGCCGGGACAGTGTGGTTTACATTCAGAACAATGCAGGGCATATTTCCCTATTGAACCAGGGGCATTCCCTCCAGAACCCCCGCTCCGATTGGTTCAAGGAAAGTCCCGAGGTGGCGAAGCGCGCCATCCAGGGATCGTGGCGTTTGAAGGCGTAACATGGCAATTGAAGTCCTTGAACTTCAGGTCCGGACGACCGGCACGCAGCAGAGCGCGTCGCAGTTCGACCAGTTGGGGCGCAGCGTCAGCGCCACGCGGAGTGCGCTTGGCTTCTTGCGTAACGCCCTCGTTGTGTTCTCGGCTGTCCGCGCTTTCAGCGGAATTGTCAGCTTGATCGATTCCTTCACCGAGATCACGACCAAGCTGAAGCTCGTGACGAACAACACCGAGGAGCTTACTGCGGTGACGCAGAAGTTGTTCGAGGTGTCGCAGCAGACGCGCACGTCATTCGATGCGAACGTCACCTTGTTCAACCGCGTGGCGCGTGCAACCACGAGCTTGCATCTTAACTACCAGCAGCTTATCGAAAGCACGCGCACAGTCGCCGAGCTTGTGAAGATTTCCGGCGCGACCAGTGCGGAAGCGACGGGCGGCTTGATCCAGTTCTCGCAGGCCCTCGCATCGAACCGACTGTCCGGTGACGAACTGCGCACCGTTCTTGAGCAGTTGCCGCGCCTCGCCGACGTGATCGGTAAGGAGTTCGGCGTGTCGGGTGCTGCGCTGCGCGGACTCGCAAACAGCAATCCGGGCATCATTACGACCGAACGCATCATGCGCGCAATCGCGAAGGCAGCGGGTGACACGGACGCGGAGTTCAAGAAGACGGTTCCGACTATCGCGGATGGCTTCACGCTCATCACGAATGCGCTTGAACTGTTCATCGGTCGTCTGAATCAAGCCGGTGGTGTCGGAGCGTTTCTGTTCACTACACTGAAGAAGATTTCAGAGAACATCGACCTCGTGGTGGTATCGTTGCTCGCGCTCGCTGCGTTGGGCACGTTCAACTTCATTGCCAATCAGGCGCTCGCATTCGCTGCGAATGTCGGTCGCGCGGGCGGGGTGGTGCTCGGCCTTCTGAACTTTATGACGGGAAGTGTGGGTACGCTCGCCCGCGCATTTGGGGTCCT